CTACAAATCGCAGGGATTGGAATATTGCTTTTAAATCTAGCTGCTGAGCTAGATGCATTGCTCCATTTAGATTTCCGCTCTCCATTAGAGAGACCAAGGCTACTTGGATTTCTTTGTTGATTCTTTTCATAAGGCTTGTTTGTTTACAATTACAAAGTTAATACAATCTTGGATAAGTTCCAAATTTATTTTAATACCCGTGCTCTTGGGTAATGCTCACTTCGTGAAGCAGTTTCTCCAGCTGGTACACTTCCTCCATAAGGATGTCGCGTTTGTATCTCGACTCAATTAGTTTTGCACCCCAAAGTTCACGTTGGGTTAAGGCGGTTGTGTTTAAATGACCTGCGCTATGGTATTCGTCTCGACTTTCCCACTCCTTGACCATTTGAATGGCTTCTTTTATTTCCTTACCGGCCCACTCAAGGCTGCCTTCAGTTCTTTTAAGTTTTTCACTTAAGGTATCTTTGATGATTACCAACTCATGCGCTGTTACTTGTAATTCCATAAGGCTATTGTTTTTATTATTAATTATTATCGTACAAACTTGTTACCAATCACTTCCGCACGAGAGAAGTCTCTCACCAACTCTACCGGAACTTTGTACTGGTCACCAGTTTCTTCGTCAAAGTAGATTTCGTAGTCCTCATCCATAGTGTCATCAAACACCAGTGCATCCTCGAGTTTTAAGGCCTCTAATCGATCTTGCTCTTCCTGCTCCATTTGCTCGATTTCTGACTTGGTAAATGTGTGGGCATCTTGTAGGCTCTTAAGCAGCGCTAGAGCACGTGTGAAATTAGTGAAGTGGGTGTCTCTTCTGCCCGTGATAACCTCAAAGAGAGTCTCTGCAAATCGGTCAAGAACTACGTCCCCCAGTTCGCCTTCCTCTGCGATTCGGTACACCAATCCGTTGGCTTCACTTTGTAACATCTCAAACACTTGGATAGCTGAGGTTATTGCAGACCCCTCGTCCGTTCCCCACATGGCTGATTGACCGCTGCCTTTGTGCATGAGCGTGGCTCTCTTGTAGGCTTTAAGCGCCTCTTGCTTACGCACACCGGTTAGTTCTTTTGTTGCTTCTCTTTGTGCTAATTCTAGCAGTCTATTCTTAGCTGAAGTTGTTAACTTACTCATAAGGCATTAATGCACCCGCAGGTGACTCACGTTGGTTAGCGCCCAGTCCTACCACGATGCAGGGTTGATGCCTTAAAGCATCCACTGGGCTTTGTTACACTAGGTCTTAGGCTAGTGAGCGCTGTGCGTTATCAGCGAACGAGTATTTTGCTGAACTGGTCAAAATAATGTTATCCAGTAGCGAGATGCCGAGCGTGTCTAGCACACCTTTTAGTTTTTTGGTCTCTCGTTTATCGGCCTCGGTCGGGCTCATTGTACCACTCGGTCTATTGTGGCCAATGATGACCGCTGTTGCCCCCATAGCAAGGGCTTCTTTTACTATTCCCTTTGTATCAATTCGCGCCTCTTTCGAGTCCGTTGTTATTGCCTCAACGCACATAGCTTTGTTACTGGTGTTTAGGTATACAGCCGCCAGTTGTCGACCTATTTTAAAAGTCGGAATCATACTGGTCAATATGTCCCGCATTACTTGAGCAGCGTCGTTGGAGCAGCGAACTGATACTTCACCCGAAAAGGACTGCTTTACTGATACAATGCGGATTGGGTTGTTGTTGTCGTTATTCATAAGGCATTCAATGCACCCTCGGGTGACTAACGTTGGTTAAACTAGAGCCCTAGCCCGAGCACGAACTCGGCAGCGCCTTGAGCGCTCACTGGGCGGTGCGCCCTAGGGTGTTACTCCCCTAGGATATGCGCCACTGCTTTGCTGCTTCGTACCAGTGCGGTAACTACTGCAGACTCTTTGGCCTCCTCGACCGCTTTCACCCACCCGTTTACGTAGGCTTGGCTGTTCTCCTCGTGGACGTCCGGAAGCCCCGCGTGTCCAGTCAGCATCATAGCGCCGCTCTCCGCAACCAGTTCCTCGAACGCGTAGTCCGCTCTAGTCTTGTTGAGCACGTCAGTTGTAGCAACCTCTTTGCGATTCAATCGTGACTCGTGGCCAGTGCTGTGTACCAACTCGTGGAACAATGTTTTGTAGTAGGCAGTGGCATCAACGAACTGGTCAATCACTGGGCAGACTACCAAGTCTTTTGTAGGTACGTAGTAAGCCTCGTCTGAGCCCTCAACCAAGTTGATTTTTGGGGCTGCGTTGTAGCCGTTAACGATAGCCTCAGCTGCTTCTACTGGGTCGTTGTTTTTGTCCAGTTCAGTGGCTACTCGTTTAGGTGAGCACTCGTCCAGTTGAGCGATGTTGAACACCTTGTATTCTTTCAAGGCGAACACCTTGCGTAACTTACTCATATCAGCACCAGCGTCAAGTGCTGCTTGTATACTCTTGTAGAACTTGTTGTTCTCAACGTCCAGTATCGACACGTTGAAAAAGTACACCGGCGTAGACTTGCTACCCTTGCTTACACGTAGACCTGCTTTCTTAGCCGCGTTGAATGTCAACCATTCGTTGTGCTCGAAACCTCCCACACGCATCATCGCATTCAAGAAGAATACATTGAGACCGGTGTATGCACGACCAGTAACGTGGTTGATTGGATTATTGCCTAGGCCACCTTTCCAAGGCTTGAACCATTTAAGGCCATCTTTCTTAAGGCCGTCTAGCAATGCGTCTTTAACTCTCTGTTGTACGTTGGCTTTCATAAGTAACTATGTTTTGATTAACAGATACAAATCTATGCATAAGATTGGATACGAGTCAAGAGGCAAATGAATAATGACATAAAGTGCTTAGAGGTATATATCAACCTAGATGTAGGTATAGTAAGGGATACAATGCAATGTGGTAGTTTGTGCCCTAGAGTGGAATTGAGTGGTAAGTACTATAGAGGGGTGGGGGATTGTCGAGGATAACTGGGGAGCTGATGTGCCGCTCAGTAGTTTCCTCAGTCAGAGCAGGTTAGCTTGGTTTAGCTCAAGTGCCGGTGGAGGTATAGCTATATAGTAGTCTGATTCCCAGATAGTTAGTAGGTAAAACGCTGGAAGTTTTTACGTTTACGTTTTGCATATCGATACCCTGGGTTTGCACAATCGATTTCCGTTTCTGTTCGCCGGCCACACGTATGACGTATAATCCCCACGATCTGAATGACTGAAAAATTTATCGAGGTATTTTAACGGGGCGGAATTGAAGTAGAACTTTAAGTGTATGGTGTATATTCGGTAATACAAAAATGCCGAAGGGGTTGATTTTATCAAATAAAATGTGTAACTTCGCACTAAGCTTGCGAGAGATAATGACTCGGGGTTCTGACGACCCCGGTCTTTTACCGCTAAAAACCCGAGTTGCTAACTTAGGAGTGTAATAGGGTGTGCTGTGTTTAATTATTAATGGGGGGAGGAATATGTGTGAATGCAATTCTAATTACTGCATCTGTGAGTTCTACGATGATGTGGAGTCTGGAGATTTGATTTTGTTTGTTTAGTATCTTTGTGATACTATGTATACTAAAAATATTTTAGCTAAGTATAAAAAGGGCGGTAAGACGAAGTCTCGTGTTAACGAGTCTGGTAACTATACACAGCCTGGATTACGTAAGCGGTTGTTTCAAGCGATCATGCGTGGGACTTCGGGTGGACGTGCTGGTCAGTGGTCCGCTAGAAAAGCACAACTATTGGCTAAACGATATAAAGCTGCCGGGGGAGGGTATAAGAACTGATGCCTGGGGTTTTGAAGAAAGCGCAACAATCTTTGCGCAAGTGGACACGTCAAAATTGGAAGACAAGCGATGGCAAACCAAGCAAAGGTAAGAAGAGATACCTACCAGCTGCGGCATGGAGAAATCTTAGCAAAGGTGAAATCGCAGCTACCAACGCCGCAAAATCCAAAGGAAACAAAAAAGGGAAGCAGCATGTAAAGCAACCCGCCTCCGTTGCAAAGAAAACCGCTAGATACAGAGCGTAATGCTAGAAAAGAAACCCATATCAATTCCAGATCATAACGAGAAGTATAGGTATATACCGCCAAGTCTTCGGTCTAAAATGCCAGGATATGTGCATAGTATGGGTATAGCTCCGGAAACTACGGTTACAGCAAAAGCTCCTCTCATGACTGCGTCCGCTAACACACAATGGAACTATAACAAGGCTGTAGGTAATTCCACAGCTGTTCATGCACTTAAGCCTAGATACCCAATATTTGATATACTATCCGGTCGTACGGGTGTTAAAGCAGTGACAAAGGGGTTTAATATGTACAAGAGCGCGGCTAACCCTTCGTGGTGGTCTCAGAACTACAAGAGAGTGCTAAAGAGTGCCATGGCAATTAAGCAGGCAAAAGAAATAAATGATCTAGAAAAATGAGAATATCCAAAAAACCAGTTGATCCACCCAAGTCAATACCTTCGGGAGAAGCAAAACGATTCACCTACAACGGTGCGGACGGAAAAACAATGACCTGGGAAGGGGAAGAAGCAAACCGATTATTAGGGTTTGAATCATTCTTAAAAGAAACCTACCCGGATCTCGATCTTTTTCAGCGCGAGGAGCAAACCAAGAAGTTTATCGACAGTGGTGCTTGGCGCAGTGACGACGACATGCGCGCTTATCAAGTAGATTCAGAGGTCGCCGACCAGAAAGCTTCTTCTATATCAGATATGTTTGAGGATAGTTTTGGGTCTTCTCTTGGTGGAAGCGACCCGTTTGAAGATGATCCGGACATTCAACGCATGAAGCAAGAAGCTGCTGCGCGTGAGATAAATAAGAAAAGGCGCCGTAGACGCTAGATAATACTAGAGGGGCTCTCCAGTTTTCTGTAGAACCGCTGTACATTTAAGCGTCCCTTCTGGGATAATGCATAACGGACTCGATAGTTGTACTTGTTTTCATGGAACATCTGATCGAGTTCTGTTTTTGGAGACAGCTTGTCGAAGTGTTTGTATAGATACTCTCTCTTCAACAAAGGATATACCACCCGGGGGGCTAGCTTTTTCCTAGACAACCCCATCTCTTCAGATACCCAGTCCAAAGTAAAGAACTCCAAGTCATAAACAAAAAGCATGAATTCCATCTCAGCGCGGGAGACATCATATTTATCCGCCATAATGCGGAAAGCTTCCTTTACGTACTTAGCGTAGTTGTTCTTTATATACCGCTCCGGTTGTTTAGAAAACTCGCGGAACATTTTAGACTTTTTAACTTGACTCCTGGGCATTATGAAAGGTTTTTAAGTCTCGCATAAAGTTCATGAAGATTATTGTTTCTTTTCGTTAAATCTTGAACGTGCTTTTTTAAAGCAGTATTCTCAGTAATCATATGCTCTAACTTACGCTTATACTTCTTTTCGATAGCCATAAAGTAATTCTCGACATTTTGTTCTGAGAAATAGTACTTGCGGTTGAGTATCGCACGGGTTTCGTCGCTACCGGCAATAATCATGTCGTAAATCTTTCTACACATTAAATCATATATCTCCGGGTAATGCGGATCGTAAAGCATATTTGACTCGTGGTTTCTCCTGCAATGTATAATCGTAGCGTGATTCTTACTCATTACGTTGCCAATAGCGGAATATGTAAGCCCAGTTTCATTTGTCAGAGCAACTGCAAAAGCTTGCCGGATACGAACATTTTCTCTCTTCCGGTTTTCTTTTATGCTATAATCTTTCTTAAGTTCACTCCAAAGATGCTGAGCAGCAAAGTATTGCGAATTGATAATCGGTGGTATTGAAACAGATCCTCCCATGTGCGCCTTAGTATTTGAATTATATTTGTTAGAGTATCTAAATTAAAAATAATATGTCTACCGACCAAGAGTTTCTAGAGACTATAGCAACTGTTCTCGCAACCATTAAAGAGATGGCTTATGAACTAGGGGTTGATGATCGATTGGTGCTTTCTTGTTTCGTGGGTTTAATTAACCTAGAAGAAGATGAAGAGGAGAATAAACTTAACGCAGTGTACGACCACGTGTTTGACAGTGATGATGAGTTTGAAGAAATCATGGACTTCATGATTGAAGCATGGGAGCGCGACAAGGAAGATCCTCCAGAGGGAACTGTTGATTGGTGGCTAGACAGAATTAATTAATATGAATCTAATTAGAAAGATTGTCATTGGGCAAAACCCCAAGGACGCTATGGCTTATTACATAGGTATGCGTGTAGGCCAGATGAAAGTAGACTCCATCGTTCTGGATGAAAAGCATCTCGTAAAGTACTCAATCAAAAGATATTTAGTATATTTGAAAGGGGAGGAAGGTTTAATGCTGTGGAAAACAGTAGAGAACGTACCCTGCTTAATTGAATATGACTTAAATTTCTAGCTTATGAAAATGCTCGAGAACTTCTTAGTGCGTATGCCTAAGAGGTTTAAAAACACCATCGAGGTGAACGGGCAGGAACTTTACCTAGATCCAAAGTTTGATGAGTTTCAGCATCGGGTAATGGAAGGTGAAATAGTTTCTGTTCCTATGCGTTACGAAAAAGTTGCCGAGCCGGGTGACACGCTCTACTTTCACCATCATGTAGTAATGGACAAAGGACAAGGTATTACCTACAACGGTGAATCCATCTTCATTGTAAGGTATCACCCCGATACACCATATGCTTCTCAAGCATTTGCGGTAAAAGATAAGGAGGGGATTCGGGCTCTATCCGAATGGGTACTGCTACACCCTATCGAAGAAGAAGACACGCTCAAGAGCGATATTATCCAGATAATAAGTTCTGATAAAGGTAAAAATAAACGAGGTAAGATAGCGTTTATAAATAAAACCCTTGAAGAGGCTAGCCTTAGAATTGGCGACATCGTAGGATTTTCCGCAAACTCAGATTACGAAATCGAGATGGAAGGGGAAACGTATTGGAGAATGAGGTTTGATGACTTGCTTTATGTCGAAATCGAAGAAGTTCACAACGCTTGACGCAGCTGAAAGGCTAATGTCATCCATGGAGGTGGCCATTAACAACATGATTGACGAGATACGCAAGCCCGTTGATCCGGATGCTGGTGGTTCGCAGCGCAAAGCTGAGCTACAAGCAATAAAGATTACAGCTACCGACGCTCGAGAGCTGCTGCAGGAAAGGCAGCGGTTGGAGCAAATGGTAAAAGAATTAAGGCAAACGGGAGGTATAACAGAACAGTCGGATTTCTCCGGCGGGTTCGCAGAGAAGTTTTCAAAATGATAGACGCAAATCTTTTTAAGACGCTAGTCAAAACAACAGTGCTGCTCCAAAGCGCACTGGAAATAATGGACGACGTTAAAGGCACAAACATCTATAAGCAAGGTCTAAAGAATAAGATCAATGGCTTAGAAAAAACTATCGAGCAAACAATCAATGATAAGGTTGCTGCCCTCGATATGACAGATTCTAATCTGTTCGATGAGATAAAATCCAAGGTAGACCTTATTGTAGATATGACGCTGGAGGAAATTGGTGGGCTTAAAGTAGTACTTGAAGAAACAAGAGCTAACGATCTGAAAGACTGGCAACAAGAGATTCTTGACAAGGAGATTAAAGAAGATCCGTTTGGTAATCACTTTGAAGTTAACCCAAACTCTGCTAAAACAAAATAGAGATGAAGACACTAATAGTACTTACTTTACTTCTTAGCGTATTGTTTATGTATCTAACTAACACCAAAGATGATACAGAACGATAATGTTTATTTAAACAGACTGAATGTCGCTTATTTGCGTCATTAATGAGCGTTTAAGCATATAATGATGGGTTTATCAGTCAAATTATAGGCGCAAGCATATAAAAATAGGCGCAAACCTTTAACACCAAAGAGAGATGAAAGACATGGTAGCACTGTGTGATCGAGATCGAGACGAGTATGGGATCGAATGTAATTGATTGGGTGGTGGTGATACTAATCACCGCTGCCTGGCACATATACTTATTTAAAAAGATGACCGACGGTGATAAAGATTGATGTCACAAAGGAGCAGTTAAGTAGAGCAGAAACTAGATTTGAGTTTCAAGAGCTCAACGGTTCTATCACTAAAGGTGACGGAAACCTTGCTGGCGCCCTAGGTGAGATTGTTGTGTTGGACGTATTAGAAAAAAGAAAAAACGAGGTTATTGATATTAGTACATACGATTACGATCTTAAAGCAAATGGATTAACTATTGACGTAAAAAGCAAGAGGACAAACTACGAGCCTAGAGAAGGCTTTCGGGTGACCGTCTCTGCGTGGAATACAAAGCAGCGCTGTGATTATTACATGTTTACTTATGTAATGAACGACATGAGCAAAGTATACATAGCGGGATATATGCCGAAGGATGAGTTCTTTAAAAGAGCTACATTCCACAAGAAAGGTGATCTTGATCCAGGTGAGCTAGCTAACAGAGATTGGAGGTTTGCTTACGACTGTTACTTAATGAATTTAGAGCAATTAAATAAACTGTTATGAATAAAAAAGAAACAATCATCGAACTTTACGCAGACTCAGAAGACATACTTTTTGCAGATGGATATGACGACTGCATCATTGGATTTGACCCAGTGGGCTGGAAGGTTATATACTCAAGAAGCCAATGTATAGACAAGCTTTGTGTTATGGATGAAATGAGCAGTGAGGAAGCTATTGACTGGCTAGAGTATAACACCTTCAATGCGTATGTTGGTGATAACACTCCTATTTTTGCAGAGGATTTAGAGTGGGATGTTATAATTGAGGGGCCAGAAGCTTTTTTTGATACCGACGAATTCCTGGGAATGAACTGGATTCAGCGTCTGTGGACGAGGATTAAAATAGCTTTTACTACCTTTATATCATTATGAGTTATAGAGACGACCCAAAAGCTAAGATGGTAATTGACTGTGTGTTACGCAGGAATGCTAAGATGTTTACAGAGCTAGGCTCTGATAGCACACCAGAACAATACGCTAAAGCACGAGCCCTGGAGAACGAACGTTTATGTAGAATCAGAGAGTTTGATCCAGAGAAAATAGACAGACTCCTAATCAAATAGCTGCTAACTTTCATGTTAGTGTTTTTATGGCTGGACTTGTAGACATAGAAGGTTATGACCAGAAGGTTGTCAATATCTGCCCGAACGGAACCTCGGGTGAGGTGATTGAGATAGCTAACTTGCTTATACAGCTCCCCAAGAAACCAGCAAAGAAAGACATTCTGTTTAGCGACAAGAAAAAAGAGGATCAATACTGGCAACGTACAGAAATGCCTACTGATCTTAAACGCATCCGGTCTATGGATGAGTGGCTTGAAGCTCCAAAAGAATTTAGAGATAAACACATAGACTTTATCCAGGGGGAATTTACTAGACGCAACGAGGGTCTTTGGTTCATGAACGACGGCGTAGCTACATACTTAACCGGACGTCACTACATGATGCTCCAATGGTCAAAGCTCGACATCGGGTATCCATATTACTTGGAGTTTCAGCACCAGCTGTTCCTTCATCAACGTGCGTGTGAGTGTGATCCACGAAGCCTAGGTCAGATATATACCAAGTGTAGACGTTCTGGATATACGAATATGTCTGCCGCCGTGCTGTTAGATGAGGCAACCCAGGTGAAAGACAAGCTACTGGGCCTTCAGTCTAAGACGGGTAAGGATGCGCAGGAAAACATCTTCATGAAGAAGGTGGTATACATGTTTAAAACCTATCCGTTTTTCTTTAAACCGATACAAGATGGTACAACAAACCCACGTGTAGAGCTTGCATTTCGTGAGCCCAGTAAGCGTATTACTAAGAACAACAAAACCACTAGTAAAGGTGAAGCCCTTAATTCTATTATTAACTGGAAAAACACTACCAATAACGCTTACGATGGAGAGAAGCTCCACATGCTATACTTGGATGAGGCTGGTAAATGGGAAAGGCCTACTGATATACGAGAAGCATGGAGAATACAAAAGACTTGTCTCATTGTAGGGCGTAAGATTATTGGAACTGCTATTGTTGGATCTACCGTTAACCCTATGGATAAAGGCGGAAAAGAGTATAAAGACTTATGGGCCGATTCAAATCCAAGACAGCGAAACGATAATGGCCGGACAAGGTCTGGACTATATAGAATATTTATACCGGCATACGAGGCACTAGAGGGGTTCTTTGATAGATATGGTAATCCAATAATTGATAACCCAGAAAAACCAGTGATGGGCATTGATGACGAAGAGGTAGACATTGGCGCTAAGACCTTCTTGAAAAACGAGCGTAAGTCTTTGCGGGATGATCACTCGGAGCTCAATGAAGTTATACGTCAGTTCCCCTTTACGGAGGACGAAGCTTTTCGGGACAGTATCCAGGGTTCTTTATTTAATCTTACTAAGATATACGAGCAAGTGCAACACAACGATGGGCTATACCCTAATCCAGTCGTTATTGGTAACTTCGTCTGGGAAAACGGAGTTCAAGATTCTAAAGTTATATTTGCCCCAGATGTCAACGGTAGATTTAGAATTGCATGGCAACCTTCTGCCGAGGATAGAAATAAGATTGTTAACGAGCGCGGCAAACGTATGCCTGGAAACGCTCATGTTGGTGTAGGTGGAGTCGATAGTTACGACCTTGATGCAACACTTGACGGGCGTGGATCGAAGGGTGCGATGCACCTTTACAATAAATTTAATATGACAGCGCCATCTAACATGTTTGTAGTAGAATATGCTTCTCGACCTCCCCTCGCTAAAATATTCTATGAAGATGTGTTGATGGCTGCTGTTTATTATGGGTATCCTATACTTATAGAAAATAACAAATACGGCATTGCTAGATACTTTGAGCAGCGCGGATATGACGGCTATCTCATGGATCGCCCTCAGCATCTATCTTCAACATCTAGCAAAGTTAATGTCAAAACAAAAGGGATTCCATCCAACTCTGCAGATGTTATACAGTCCCATGCCCAGGCCATAGAAGACTACATCCATAATCATGTAGGGGCCAACGGAGATACTATGCAGTTCGGGAACTTGTATTTTAACAGAACCCTAGAGGATTGGATTGGATTTAAGATCGACAATCGTACTAAGTTTGACCTTACCATATCTAGCGGCCTTGCTTTGCTTGCAGCGCAAAAGGTTAAAAAAGAAAAGATACAGTCAGACTTTTCTGAAAAGAAGTTTTTCCGAAAGTACAAATTCAATGCCTAGAGATATTGCGTGAACTGATTTAGTATATTTGCAAGGAATACTTTATCTCACGAAATGTTTGATAGTAATAAAAAATCCGATAAATACGGGAACTTCCCCGACCCGTTAGCTTCTCCGGAAGTTAAATTAACTACAGCTTTTGGCCTTAAGTACGCTATGGCTATAGAGTCACAATGGGGTAATGCGGCAGACGAGAGCTCTCTCTATCACCGCAGAAAGAAAGAATTTGAGAACTGCCGTGACTACGCAAACGGAACTCAAGACACTTCTAAATATAAGCAGATTTTAAACTCCTTAGATCCAAATAACGGTGACGGGACGCTATTAAATCTAGACTGGACCCCGGTTCCTATTGTACCTAAGTTCATTAAGATTGTAGTAAATAAGATTCTATCTGCCGATCCATATCCAAATATAGAAGCTGTTGATCCTTTGTCGCGTACAGAGAAGGATAAGAAAAAGAACAGATTAAAAGCGCAAATTCTTACTAAGGATTTCTTAGCGAAAGCAAAAGGTGCTGGGCTGGAAACGGAAGTTGACCCAGAGGCTTTACCCGAGAACTTAGAAGAGGCGGAAATTTTTATGGATACCGGCGTGAAAACGCAGGCAGAAATAGCTAGCCAGATCGCCACGAAGATGACTCTGGATTGGAACGACTTTAACGACTCGACATATCGCCGCGCGATTAACGATCTCGCTAGTATCGGCATAGCAGTTATCAAACGCGATAACGATCCAAACTATGGGATTACAGAAAGCTACGTAGACCCAGGGCACTTCATCCACAGTCATACTGAGGATCCGAATTTTGATGACCTAGTTTACGCAGGACATATTAAGCGTATTACCATCCAAGAACTTAAGCGTCTTGCAGGAGAGCAGTTCACGGAAGAACAGTACTACGAAATCGGTAACGCAGTACGCAACCGTTTTCAGAATGACCCTTCTCGTCTTACGCATTCTTACTACGACAAGAGTATGCAGCGCTCGTCTTACGGGTATGACGAGTATTTTCTTGAAGTTATAGACTTTGAGTTCTTATCGGTAGACAAGATCTACTACGAAGAAAAAGAGTCTCGACACGGAAACAAGAACTTCTTTTATAAAGGCACTGAGTATAAAGCTCCTCAAGAGTCTGTGTATGAGCGTGTAGGACATTGTTTGCATAACACAACCGTATATGGTGGTAGTTTTATACTAGGTACAAAACACCTATTTAACTACGGCATTAAGAAGAATATCCCGAAGAATGTTCATGATATCACTAGAGCTCGATTGTCTTATAGTGTAGTTGCAACCAACTTGCGTCGCATGATGCCAAAGTCTATTGTTTCTTCTATCATTGGATTTGCGGATCAGCTCCAGCTTACCCACTTAAAGATTCAGCAGGCTATTGCTAAGGCTAAACCAGACGGTATTATTATTGATATCGAAGGTCTTGAGAATGTTCAGCTTGGTGCGGGTGGAGAGTTGCAGCCATTAGAGCTGCAAGACATCTACGAGCAAACGGGGATATTCTACTACCGCTCTAAAAATCCGGACGGTGGGTTCCAGAATCCTCCTATTCGACCTTTAGACAATAGCATACGAAACATTAATGAGCTTGTTGCTCTATACAACCACTACCTGCGAATGATTCGTGATGCCACGGGTATTAACGAGGTAATGGACGGAACGTCTCCTAAAGGAGATCAGCTTGTTGGTGTACGCCAGCAGCAGCTTGCGGCAGGTAACAACGCTATTTATGACGTTACCCACTCTGCTAAGGTGTTATACAAGCGTGTTTGTGAAGACATTATTAGATGCTTGCAGATCATTCCGCAGGGAAGTACGCTTCATCAAATCTATATGAATGCCATTGGTGAGACAAACATAAACGTCATCACCAGCTTCAATGAATTACCAATGTATAATTTTGGTGTTCAGATCGTAGGTAATATGGATGACAAAGACGCGGCGTACTTGGAGCAAAACATTCAAGTGGCTTTAGCTAATGGAGAGATTGATCTCGAGGATGCTATTGCGGTACGTAATCTTCGCGATGTGGACCAAGCAGAGCGTCTACTTATCGTGCGTCGCAAGAAGCGCATGAAGGCCAAGCAAGACATGAATATGCAAAATATTCAAGCGCAGCAGCAGGCTAATGCTCAAAACCAACAGATGGCAATGCAAGTTGATGCTCAGAAAATGCAAATGCAACAAGAGCTAGAAATGCAAAAGATTCAGATGGAGAGCAAGATTAAAGCTCAACTTATGGAGCTTGAGCATATGTATGAAAAAGAAATCCAGGCGATGAAGGCTCAGATTGTCGCGCAACAGACTATGGTCGGTCAACAAGGCAAGACGAGCTTGGATGTTATGAAAGAGGATAGAAAGGACAGCCGGGTACAAAAGCAAGCGATAGAGCAATCTAAGCTTATCGCTCAGCGTAAGGACCAGCGCCCACCTTTAAGCGATGCTCCAAATAGCATAGCCGATCTAATTGATAACCAGTAAGTTATTATCTTTGCAATATGGCAACAACAATAAACCTAGATAACGCTACCAGAGTAGACATTACTTGTCGCAAAGGAGATACTTTTGAATTAGAGTTTACTTTTACAGACGACAACGGTGATCCGCTTGATTTGAGCTCGTACTCCTGGAAGATGGATGTCAAAGAAACAGATACTACTTCTGGGGATATTATTGCTGATAGCGCTTTTGACTATACGGGTACTGCCGCAGGAAAGCTTACGATTGAAGCTACGGCTGCGGTTATGGCTGCTGCCCCGGGGGGCACATACGTGTATGACCTACAGTCTACCAGCGGCAGCGTTGTGAAGACATGGGTATATGGATTGTTTAAAATTAACGAAGACGTAAGTGAGTAGTGTAGAAATAAAAGCAGGAGCTAACGTAAACCTAGGAGGTGTTTCGACAACCACAAAATCTGTGGCTATTGAGCAGCCGGCGGTAAACGTAAGCATATCTCGCGTAGGTACTAGTGACGCCCACTTTGTCTTTGCCCAGGAGCAGAGTGCTGAGGAATGGGTAATAGAACACAATATGAATAAAAACCCCTCTGTAACGATCGTAGACTCTGGCGAGAACGTGATCTTTGCGGAAATTGAATACTTAGATTTAAACAACTTAATAATTCGCTTTAACGGTGGCAATTCTGGTAAAGCATATCTCAACTAAACATGGCTATAGATTTTAAAAGCAACATTAACCTTGGGGGGAATCAGATACAGAATGTTCTGTTACACCCTACAGCGACTGCGCCTAGCTCACCAGCTGAAGGGCAGGTTTATTTCAACACAACCAATGCAAACAAGAAGCTGTATGTTTATGACGGTACAAATTGGATTGACGTAACGGGTGACGTACGCTCAATCAGTGCAGGTGGTGGTATTGCTGTCGCTGATGGTTCTGGTGGTGATGCAACTGTTTCTCTTTCCCACTTAGGCCTTGAGTCTCTTACAGCGATTACCGGAGAAAGTGCGATTGACTCAATCTTCTTCTATGATGTAAGTGCTTCGACTTCAGCATATCTTACTTGTTCAACTTCTACGGGTATTGAGATTAGCGGAACGTCTTTACAGCTTTCTTCTATCCCTAATGCTTCACTTGCTAATTCAAGCATTACAGTTACTGGTGGCAATGGGCTTACAGCGACCGCTGGAGCAACAGTTCTTGGTGGCTCTACTACTGTTGCTGTAGGTGCTGGTACGGGTATTGCCGTCGCCGCGGATTCAGTGGCGGTTAAAGGAGCATCGACTTTATCGGACGATACGCTTGTAATGTGGGACGATACGAACGGTCAGTTCATTGACTCTCCTCTGTCGGATGATGGTACTAGTGTAACCGTAGGTAGCAGTCGTCACCTTGTTGTTGCTGGTAACTTAACGGTACAAGGTACAACGACAACTGTTGATTCTAATACTGTAAACATTGGCGATGCTATGCTATCGCTTAATGCTGATATAGCTTCTGATGCGACACCGAGCGAAGACGCGGGTATTGAAGTTGAGCGTGGCGCAGGTGCTAATAAGAAACTTTATTGGGATGAAAGCTTAGACTCTTGGCGCATCGAAGGTGAGTTGATTATTGATACCATCCCAACGGTTAGCGGAACAACTACTGGAACGAAAATTCTTGTAGAAAAATCTCACGCTACCGACACCACAATCCAACAAACTACAGTTGCAGACATCGGTACTGCTCTTGGTTTAGGATTATACTCTGTAGTGTTAGATCCAGGTCGTACCAACGTTAGTAAAACTGGCAACGTATACACTGTAGCACATGGCTTAGGAACTAAGTTGGTTATGGTGGAAGTTGTAGACGCAACAACGTATGAAACCATAATGGTTGAAATAACAAGACCTTCTACTACGCAGGTTAAAGTACATTTCGCACAAACCGTTTCAAACGGAGATTATATTTGTATGGTTAGCGCGGTTGCAAACGAAGACACTGCTGGAGACTTAACTCCATAATCTATAATACAGACCAATGATAGAGAGGGGCATACGCCCCTCTTTTTTTTGTATTTTTGTGGGATATAGATATTCACTATTATGGCAATAAAGTTTCTAAGCGGATTAAATCTAAGCAACGTCACCGCTGGCTCAATACTAAAACTTGACTCAAACGGTAATATTGTTGCAGCCGTAGACGGAACTGATTACAATACCGCCGCAGGCGCTTGGAGCGATGTTAGTTCCAACATATATAGAAATAGTGATGTACGTATCGGTACATACCAATCTGGTGTAGCACCCGCTGCACGACTACACGTATTTGACTATCAGACCACAGATCCTAAGCTTCTTATTGAAGACGGCAACACTGGTGATGCCAGCATGGAGTTCAAGATTAGTACCCAGTCATATACGATGGGTATTGACAATTCAGACTCTGATAAGTTTGTTATTGCAGCCTCTACAGCTTTAGGCACTACAAATGTTTTAGAGATTTCAACAGCTGGCGCTGCTGCTTTTCAAGCAGGCTTACTTGTTGATGGAGGTAGTGCAATGTTTGATACTGATGGGGGTAATAATCCTTTATATATTGCAAGAAACAGTTCTACTTCCGAATCATTAAAAATATACGTTAATGATACAGAGGCATTCTTCGAAAGTATACAAGACGAAACCGGAGGTGACCACGGTAGATTTGCTTTTAAAATGGATGGAGACAGCCCTAGCGCTTACACTAGATGGCTTCATGGTAATACAGAGCGAATGCGTCTTACTGCTGGCGGGAACTTAGGTATAGGTATAACAGACCCCGATGTTGCACTTGAAGTAGGGGGCACTATAAAAGCATCAACGAACGGAGACGGTTTTGTTATAGGCAGCCCTACTACCGTTAAATTTAAATTAGGGGTTTATGGTGGTAATGATTTACTATTTAAAGATCCTAATAACAATGTTTTAATGACATTGACCTCAGCTGGCAACGTTGGTTTTGCGGGGTCTGTGTCAATACAGTCAGATAATGAAGAAAGATTTTTAATTAGGTCAAATGACTACACTATATCTCGTATTATTTCTAGAGGAAACTCCGGTGATGATTTAGATAAGGGTCTGTTCTCGTTAATGAGTTCCGATGGCACTAATAACAATGTAGAAGTTGTTCGTTTAGATTCCGCAAGCAATAGCTGGTTAAATGGTGGTAACGTAGGCATCGGGACATCTAGCCCTAGCTACGGGTTAGACGTTAATCATAACGCTGCTAGAATAGGTAGCTCTTCTCAAACAACTACATCTTTATATTTAACCGCTACTAACACCGATGGCGCACCAGCTATTGCTACCCAAATAATAATGCAAGGGTACGAAGGACGTGCAAAAGGTACTTTCTATACAGATTCTGGAGCCGATGGTGAATGGTTTGATGGTGTTCCTTATAATGGAAATCATAATTATTGGCAGGTTGGTTTTGATGAAACTGGTGGTCAAGCGGAATATTCCGCTAACGCTATACTTAGAGTAAGGGATAACGGCAACGTAGGCATTGGCGTTGCTAATCCCCAACAGAAACTAGATGTTGCGGGTGTAATAAAAGGAGAAAGTTCTATACGTGTGGATTCATCTGCTACGGGTAGCCCATACTTCGGATTATATCAAAACGGAGCAGAGAAAGCATTCTTACAATATGCCGATACTGGTGACTCCTTAGTTTTACAAAGTGACGGAGAGGTTGTTATTAGAGGTGATGTACAACACGGTCAAGGCGATGCAGACGCTGTTATTAGCTTTAAGCAGTCTACTAATGAATTAGGTAAGTTTGACCAAGATGGATACCTATACGCAACTGGTTTTAAAACAAGCGGAACTACTGGATTCTTAAAATCAGACGGTACAGTAGATACCACTACCCTTGGCACAATGGCTGCTGCGGCTACATCTGATTATAAGACATCAGACCAGACTGAAACGTATGTAGCTACTGAACTTGGTTCATACACAGCTACAACATCATTTGGCACTAACGCGTTTACAAGCTTCTCAGATCACAGCACTCAAGGTTATTTAACCGCTCTACCTTCGCACAATCATGACGACAGATACTACACAGAGACAGAGTTAAACGGATTCTTTAAAAGCGTTACACATCAAGGTAACTACATTAGCACTGCTAATTGGAGTAACGATGGTAGCGGCAGCGTAAACCAAGGTTGGGGTGCTGAAGGATATCCATTTAGCCCAACTGGTGATTTTAATCAAAACGGAGAGACAGCAGAAAACATAAGAACCGTAGCTGAACTTCCTAATGGGGCGTACGGTGTTGTATGGCGCACACCATCAAACGATGCATCCAGTAGCTCGGATGGCGGTTGGGATATGGATATACAAAACGTTCAGCATGCCAAGGCTTATCGTTCGGTTGTGTATTTCCAAAAAACAGACGACAGCACAAGCGGTACGTTCTATCACGGATGTCATGGAAGTCACACACTTCAAATGAACGGTAATCCCGATACTAATCCATACTTTCAAACAATAGCTTTCTCAAACCTTGTAGAAAATAGATGGTATGTTTCTGTAGGATATATACAACCTTATCAATACCCTACTGCAACTAACAGCACAAGAAGTGGTATTTATGATTGCTACACTGGAAAGAAAATATCAAACGGTACGGATTTTATGATGAAGTCTGGGTCTACAACCCAGCGTCATAGAACGTATCAATACTACTCTACAGATACTAGTTCTTCTATTAACTGGTGGTCTCCTCGTTTTGAAGAGATTAATGGTAACGAGCCTTCCTTAGCAGAGCTTATTCAAAGGGTAGGTGTTGACGGAGAGCTTGGTTTAAACTTCCACAGCAAGTTTCCTGCGGGAGCGTTAGATTCTTTAAGTGAAACCACTGACGCTACAAACGATAAGATCCTATTGTGGGATGAGTCTGCTGACGTTTGGAAGCAAATGACTCTTGAAGACCTGCAAGATTCTATTGACACAGACACCACAAACTTTGCTACGGCAGCACAAGGGACTACAGCAGATGCTGCTCTTCCAAAGGCTGGTGGTACGATGACTGGTGATTTAACTTTAGATGATGGTTCTGGGGCGTCACCTTCTTTGTACTTAAAAAATGGGGATGATAACTATTGGAGAATATTTAATAGTAGTACTTTAGATTTAACATTTAAAGTTGGTACTACTACAAAGTTTAATATTGATTCTTCTGGTAATGCAACTTTTGGAGGGCTAGTATCTTCTGTGGGTATAAGTTCTACTATTGCCTCTGCTACATCCGGATATTTTGCAACAAACACAGCTATACCTGCTAATCAAATTGTTCACATTAGAGATAATGTAGCAACTACAGAAGTTAGTAGCGCGGGTGGTATTAAAATTAGTTCATCACCGGGTAACGACGTCTTTTTGTTAAAAAGATGGGATCATTCTGGATCAGCTAGTTATTTCTCGTTAAGAAACAATTCAAACGCCGAGCACCTAGCTATAAACATGGCAAATGGTAACGCAAATTTTGCGGGGGATATAACAGTAAATAGATCTATTGACACATCTACACCTCTCATTACTGTAAGTAACGATGACAGTAAGCATATGAAAATGGGTGTTGTTAGATCTGCCGCAGGAACAGCACCAAACACTTCTTTTATAGCATATGATGGTGATTTTAGATTAATACCTGGTAGCAGTAGTGCTACTGCTAAATTTACATTAAATAGTTCTGGTAACGCGACTTTTGCAGGTAGTGTAACTGTTGAGGGTAACCTAATTGTTAATGGCACTACAACAACTTTAAATACCACAACAGTAGAAGTTGAAGATAATATACTACAGCTTAACACAACACAAGGAACACCAGATACTGCGACAGCAGCTACATCTGGTATAAGTGTATACAGAGGCGATGGCGTTACACAAGCAAGTTTTATATTTGATGATGCAGATGACACTTGGGATTTAACAAATGATTTAGCTGTTGCGGGTTCTACGACTTTTAACGGTGGTGTTGTTAAAAAAGGTTCTGGTGGATATTACTTACAAACTGCCAGTGCTGGTTTTAGGGCTGCTTTCTGGGATAATGGTACTGAGACAAGAATTTTTGCAGATGGTAATGGTTCGACAGCTGCTTTAGTAATAAATGATAATAATACAACTTTTGCAGGAAGCATATCAACACCTGGTATAACTAGCACTTTAACAAACAGTATATTAATAGATTATACCGGTAGTGATGCAAATGGAAATGATGCTGGTTTAAAAATAATCAATGATGCTAGTGATTGGGGCATCTATATTAGAAAAGACCAAGCCGCTGAGTATGGTTTAAGAATAGACGGGGGCGGCACTAACGCTATATGGGTTTCTAACGCTGTTGGAGGTGCTGCTACATTTAAACTCAATGACGATGGCGACATAATTACCGCAGGTAATATAACATCAACTGGTGAAGTAAACGGTAAAAATACCTATACTAAATCATTTGGTTCTCTAGATACTACGGGTGAAGATGTTGCAGGGTTAGCTTCTGGAAGTAATGGCAATTCCGCCTCATTTACATTTACGTGTCACGGTCATACCGGTGGATATCAAAAAATAGTTTACAGCTGTTATAATACTTCGGGTACTACATGGAATGTAAAGAAAGTAATAGACGAAGGGACTAACGATTTTGACGTTACTGTTTCAGCCTCTGGAGCAACAAGAATATTTACCTTTGTATCTAGAAGCGGTACAAAAAGTTATTCGCCTATGGTTCACGTAGAACACGTAGGTCACGGATTTGATTCAACACATAGATAATAAAGCATGTCTGAGAAAAAGATTTTAAATAGCGAAACGCTAGAAGTTAGTGGTAAAGTAATAGCAACAGTAAGTTCTGGAAATAGCATTGAAGCAAGAAAAGGAGCAGGATCTGGAGCTGTAGGTTTTGGTGGCACATCTCATCAAACTGGTTTGATAGAAGGTGTAGATGGAGGAGGTTTGAAATTATATACCGCAGGTAATGATGTAGACTGGGACGGTGCTTGGGCGTTAAACACGACTTGGAGTGGAACACAAATGACCGTTGCAGGTAATTTAAATATTGGTGGCACTATTACTTTGAGTGCTAGCGGTAATATATTTTCAGATAGTATATTCCAGTTTTTAACCACGGGTAGTGGGGCGCAACACGCTAAGTTTAAAGGTATACAAGTATCTACATCATACTCTGGCACGCCTCCTTCACAAGGTATATTATTTGGTACAGACACAAATCTATATAGAGACTCTTCAAATGTTCTAAAAACAGACGATAGTTTAGTAGTAGGCAGCAATTTACAGATTAACAACACTTTATCTGTTGGATCTGGAAGCAGTAGGTTTATTTGGAATTCGGGTAGTGTTTCAGTTACTGGGGTGGGAACGGATAACGGTGTAGAAATAGACTGGAAAAACGGAACTCATGTTATTCCTTCTTTAGCATACGCGTTTAGGGTTAAGCTTGTTACAACG